TCAATCCTTTCGGTTGGGTCCTTGGTGCGAGAAATGGCCCCAGCTCGGGCTGTGGTGAGCTGGGGCCATCCTCGGTGTGCCACGGAAGTCTCTTTGTGCAGCACAGCCCGTCAATGCGAATCCCCCGCAAACGTTTCCTGCAAATGAGCATGGCAGAATCCCGCTCAGGGGGCTGGACAGGCGCGGGCGCTGCGCGCCAGAGCAAACCAGAAACGCTGCCCGCTGCGCATAGCCGCCATTTATGCACGGCTCTCCGGAATGCGAGTCCGAAGCGGCAGCGCCAAAACAGCGTGCCCGAAGGTTCTTGTGCTGCGCCGGCATCGGCAATCTTTCGTCTTGCATGCGGTATTTCCATGCGTGCCAGTCGCGGTCCCGGCGGTATAGCTCGAAGTGCGCTTCGGTCCGTGTCTGCCGCAGCCGGTTCCATGCCTCTTCGAACTCGGCTCGCGCCTCCTCGAACGTGTCACCGGTTCCGTTGGTGTGCTGCCCGGGATCGCAGCCCGGATAGAACCCGCAGGTCCAGCCCCACTGCGGCTCGGAGAGCGGCACGCCGGTACGCAGACCTATGTGGCCGACGCGGACGTCTCCGAAATAGACGAACCATCCCTCGCGGTGCGGTCCCTTGTCTGACCTTCGGGTAAGTTCGGTTGCCATGCAAAAAACGTAGCCAATTATCTGACAGCGGGGTGGGGCGCTTCGCGCCCAGGACCGTACCAGAAACCCGCCGCGCCGATCGAGTGTAGCGAGCGCTTCGCGCTGACCGGGGTGATCGGCGCTCCGAGTTCCCGTGTCGCCCTAGTTGACACGGTCCCTCCGGTTGGAACGCGTTGAAACAGGTTCCCGTGTCAACGTCGCCGACACCTTGAACCTATATATCTATCCACTGTTCGGACTGACCTAAAGATTCTTAAGTAAGATACCGGTTTCGAATGAAGCCGAGGTCGATATTCGACATGGCGACCTTCACTGCGCAGTGAATTTGGATGCCCGGTTCAGACCCGGGCATGGCGTCGTTACTGCCGACCTCATCGAGTATGCGGAGAAACAGCCGGTCAATCTCCGCACGGGCCGGCGACCCTCTCGGTTGGGGAGAGGGTCCTCGTTTGCATTCAAATTAGCGTTCCTGAAAACTGCCCTTGACGAAACCGAGATATCCCTGTACAGATTGCTGCATCATTAGCATTCGTGCAAATGGCCCCAACCCGGCCAGCGAAATGAGGGCGCCGGACATTTTGGTACCCGGGATCATTTCGCTGGCGGGCTGAGCCGTGCCTGCCCGTTTGCTTGAATGCAACAGGAGCGTCCAATGCTGCCAAATACCGTCGTTGGATACCTGTTCACGCTGGTAGCGCCGTTCCTTGTCTTCGGCACCGTGCTCGGTTTCTTCGCTCTCGTCCGGTCGGCTCGCGCTGCATGGACGTGATGATTGAGGACCTGCTGTTCGTTGCCGCTCTCGGCAAGCTGTTGCTCCAGCTCCTTTTCCTAATCCTCGGCGCCATGGCGATCATGGCCGCAGCATTGCTTGCGGTCAGCGTCATGGCGCCAGCGGAGGGACCTGTCATCGGCGTCGAGCCGGACGAGGGGTTCCCGACCATCAAAGGCCAGGATTGGCGCGAGCGAGCACCGTACCCGTGATGCAGATACCTCCCATCCTACAGGCCGTCGTCTTCGTCGTGATGCTGCTCAGCACCGCGATGAACGTCTTCGCCACAGTCAAGCTGAACGGCGTGACGAACAAGATGACGGACCTGTTCTGCATCGAAGGGTCCAGCCAGTGATCGTCGGGAGACACGCCACCCTCATCATCATGGATGATCCGGTCGCTGAAGGTCCGAAGGTCGACATGAGGCAGTGGTTCGACGCCCCGCTCGGCGGCGCCTGCTACTGCGACCTCACCGTGGAAGACTGCATCAAGGCGCGTCACCCGGTCAGCAAACAAGTTTCAAAGAGCCCGTAGTCTGCCTCCGGCAACTCGGGTCACCAATCGCCAGAGGGACTGGAGATGAGGAGCTATCTGATCACCGTCTCGATCGCATTTGTGTTCGAGGTGGCAATCGTGACGGCAATCTCTCCTTCCTTCTGGCTCAAAGCCTACGCCGACGTGATGCGCATGACCGGGAGCCACTGATGCCTGAACATATCGACAGCCTCACGGATATCGCGCTCAACGCACTTGAGGATGAGCTGGGGTGTTGGCAGCGCATCGGCACTGGCATTCCCCAGGTCACGCGCCTCGTCCGCTATCCGCGCATGGAAGCTTTCATGCCGGATCTGGCGGAGGTCGCCGAGTTGACCGTCTCGCATCACGACTTCCAGACCGGGACGTCAACAAATTCCTCACCCGGATGGCCATGGAAAAGGTCGTCGCCGCCCTCGCGCAGGAGCTTCAGCCCCAATGAGCCAGCTTCCCCGGCGACTGCGGATCCGGCTCCAAGAGCAGCTGCGCAAAGAGAGCGAAGCGCGGATGAACCGCTGGCTCTTCATCGCCTTCATGGCCCTGTCGGCTGCCGAAGTGGCTGTCCGATATTTCGGAGTTCGGTAATGCGCAAGGTAAGGCTCTTCCTCGGCTGGTGCGCGGTGCATACCATCGCGATCCCGCTGATCTTCTTCTTCCTCATCGACCGCGCCGGCCACGGGCTTATCGCGATCTCGACCTGGGCCGCAGGGCGCCGCGAATGGTCCGAAGCCATGTTCCGGGTGCTCGACCGCATCGAGATGTGGGCCCGCCGTGAAAGCTGACCCCATCTCGTCCAGCCCGCTCGCCGCAGTAGCGTACACCGCCATCCAGGCGCTCGACAAACTGGTCGGGCCAATCGAGGCTCAGATGTGGATGCAGCGGGACAACGACTACCTCGGCAACATCACGCCGATCGCAGCCATCAAAGAGCGCCGCGGCGCCGACGTCATGATCGCGGTTCGCGTCGTGGCGATCGAGAAGGGGATCTTCGAGTAGCTATGGGAAACATCATCGCCGGCGTCCTGATCATGATCGGCCTGTCCTGGGTTTCTCAGGCCATCGCCGGCGCCGCAGAAGAGTTGGTCGAGAAGATCGACGAACTGATCACGGTCCTCTCGACGGAGGACGATCCGTCATGACCGCCCGATATGCCGTCGTCGCCAGCACGCTCCATATCGCCGAGCAATACATCGAGGCATTCGGCCTCGATCCCGCCGTCTGGCAACACAAGGAAATCCACGGGTGCCCACCAGGCGCTGGCTGGGATCGGGTCGTGATCATCCGCCCACATTGGTCCTACCACGACCGCAATGATTTCGAGCGCGGTGTTCAGCGCTGGTGTGCTCACACGCATCCCGGTGCGCCATTCAAATTGATCTGAGCCATCAACATCCTCGTGCCGCTACTGCTCGTCTTGCGCTGATGTTCATCGCGCACTGATCGGCCCTTGATCGGCTGAGAGCCGGCGGCGCCTACCTGAGCCCACGAAAATGAAAGAGCTGAAACTTGCCCTGGCGGGCTTGCTGATGCCGTGCGCCCTGACGCCGGCATCCGCAAAGATACTCATCACCGAAGACAACGGCGGGATTGTCGTCAACTTCGTCAGGAAATACTCGGACATACGCGACAGCGGAGAGAAGGTCGTCATCGACGGTCCTTGCGCCTCCTCCTGCACGCTGCTGCTCGGTCTGCTTCGACCCGAGAATTTTTGCGCCACCACCAAAGCCCTCTTCGGCTTCCACTCCGCCTCGGCGATGAAGGAAGAGGACGGCAAGGTGACGGAGCGCCGGCACGCCCCAGAGATGAGCGCGCTGATGTTCAGCCTCTATCCGGCCAAGGTCCGCCGCCTTCTGCAGAAGCGAGGCTGGAACGGCTACACCGGCGCCGAGCACACCGATCTGATATGGGTCGCCGGCCGCGCGCTCGCCCGCAAATGCACCGTGGCGGACCTGTCGTGAGCCGAACAGATCGAAAGTCGCTGCCGAGGATCATCAAGGTCGGCATCGCCGAGTACACGCTGATCCTTTGGGATCCGGAGGAAGCTGACGAAGCCGGATGCAAGGGTGAGTGCAACATCTTAACCTTTGAGATCAGGGTCAGAACTGACATTCCGGACTCACACTTCGCGGAGATCCTCGAACACGAGATGAACCACGCTTGCTGGGAGGCTGCGAAGCTCAAGTCCCGAGCCAGCGAGGAGACGGTCATCAATCGACTGACGCCAGTCTTGATCGCCGCGCGCCGCGACAACCCGGAAATCTACGCCTGGATCGACCGGGCAATCGCCCAGAAAGTCTGACAATGTACAAAAACGCAATGGTCGCGTCTTCCAAGACGCAGGCCGCCGCGATGATCGCCTGGTTGAAGCTCGATCCCAAAGACTGGGAACCTGTTGTCTACGGCCAGCCCATCACCAAGCTGTACTCGCACGCGAAGCTGGTCCGCCCGAGTGGCGGGGTTGTCCAGGCCCACACCGATTGGGTCCTGGAGAAGCTCGTGCCGAGTCTCTGCCTGAGCGCGACGACCATCCCGCCGAACTGGCGAATACCGCAGGAGCAAGTTGCTTGAAGAAGGCCCACGTCAAGAAGGTCAGCAAGAACACCAAACTGACCGAACTACGGCAGGAGCGAAAGCGCCGCCGTCGCCGGATCAAGGCGCGGACACCCGCGTCGTAAGACTGGAAGAACACCATACCCGGAGCTGTTGTGAAACAGGGAGCGGCGGATAATACCGCCGACCGTCTGTCGCTCAGCCCGGCCGCCGGACGTGGGGGTTTAGTTCTCCTTTACCCCGCGCCAGGCCGCCCGAAACAAATCAGTTCACGCAGAGCTGCAAAACATCGGGCACCCAACCCCTCCTCTCAAACCCACAGGTTCATCATGGACACGATCAAGTCTGCCTATGCCACCGCCGTCGCTTTCGTCCAGGCAAATCCCAAGACGACCGTTCAAGGCGCCATCGTCGCCGTCGTTCTCGCCATCGCCCTCGCGATTTACTTTTGAGGTGGCCACGGCTCCGGTAACGGATGTCCGTTCTGCACGGTAAGCCAGTAGCCCGTGCGCACTGAGCGATCGACTTCTGGATTGGATCGCTCCCACCTCCGCGCCGCGGTGCCAGCCAATAGTCACCTGATGACATAGGGGTGGCTGGTTAAATGAGGCCATGCATCAAGCCGCGGTGCTCCTATCACTACCCAATAGACGGCGGCCCAAATGGCCCGGCGCGAAAGCGCGATGGCGATGTGCCCGCCCACAAGCCCTGAAATCCGATACGAGCGGTTGCCGTCTATTTTTCATAGAGAGAGTTCAATGAAAGACGTTGCGATCAAGTGTGCGAACGATTTGGTGAAGGCCGCTCTCAAGAAGAAGCGCTGGACCCCCGAGGAGAGCAAACGCTGGACCAGGGCGTACAACGCGCTGCGCCGGCTTCAGCTCGCTGAGTAAGTGCAGGAAGACATTCGAGCCGTAGGGCCTGCACCCCGATCCGGCTCAGTCAATTCGCCGGGGTAGCTCAACGGTAGAGCAGCGGAATCATAAACCGCAGGTCGTTGGTTCAACTCCTCCCCCCGGCACCAATTCTCGAACTATAGGAACGACTACAAGTGGACAGTCTAAATACTACTGCCGAAGTTAGCGGCATGATGTTCGGCGCAGCGGCAGGGCCAACCGTTCTAACCGATCCCAATCTCGAAGCGCTGTATAAAGAACACTGCGGCATCATCACGACTGACGTTGCGCTCAAGTGGAACACGGTCCGTCCGAACGCTAACTTCGTCCCGGTCTGGACTCAGGCTGACGCTCTGATCTCCTGGGCTGAGTCACACGGCATTCTGGTCAAGGGTCACAATCTCGCCTGGAACGAATACTGCCCGTCCTGGCTCTGGACGACGAGCACTACCGGCCCTGACTTCGGTACGCTCAACGTTCCGGTCGAGGACGCCAAGAACTACTTTGACCAGCACATCACCGAGACCGTCAGCCGATACGCTGGACGGATCGCCATTTGGGACGTCGTCAACGAGCCGATCGAGCCGGCCCACGGACGCCCTGACCTGATGCGCTCCAAGACTTGGATGAAGGTTTTCGGCCCGAGCTATGTCGAGCGAGCATTCCGTCGAGCGCACGCCGCCGACCGTGACGCTAAGCTCTTTATGAACGAACAGTCGCTTGATCGTATGGGCTGTGAGAAGAATCGTCTCGCGTTCCTCACACTGGTAGATCGTCTACTCGGTCGGGGCGTCCCCATCCACGGTATCGGCTTCGAAAGCCACCTCACCCTTTGGGCCGGTGTCACCCGCGAAGGGGTCATGTGGCTCCTCGAAGAACTGCGCAAGCGCGGCCTCGAAGTCCATATCTCCGAACTCGACATCGCGCCTCTTGGTTCAAGCAACACAGCGCTGCCCGCTACCACCACGGATACGGCGCTGATCGACGCGCGAGTCGCCGAGGCGGCCAAGTCGTACCTCAAAGACGTCCTTTCGTTCCCTCACGTCAAGACGTTGCTCACTTGGCAGCTCGTCGACAAATACTCTTGGCTCATCGCTAAGGGTCAGAAGCGTCCGCTGCCCTTCGACGATAACTATCAGCCCAAGCCGCTCGCCTTCGAAATCGAGCGGGCTCTGCAGAACCGGCGGGCCGGCTGATCCAAAGTTTCTTGCGGCGGCGTGGAAGTGACACGCGGCCCAGTTGCAGGGCGAGGGGCGGAGAGCAACACAAAACCGCCGGCCAGGATGTCGGACGTAGCAACCCGACCCGCAAGAATTTCAAATCACATCAGAGTGCTCTTGGCGTAGCCGGCCGGTCTCCAAAACCGCGCTGCAAGGGTTCGAGTCCCTTCTCTGGTGCCAATCAACAAAGGAACTACGATGTTCGGACTACTCGCCCTGATCCCAGGGCTGATGGGCGGATTGCTCACCTACCTCAACAAGAAGACCGACGCTGATCTCGAGAAGTTCAAGCAGTCAATCGGCGCAGACGTGTCCATCAATATCGCTGACCTGAAATACAAATCTGAGGTCGCGGCGCTGGTAGCCGATATGCGCAAGGGCGACCGTGAACATTGGTTCACCGCCTGGATGGTCCCGAGCGCCTTCGGTATCTTCATCATCCACGTCGGCGCCGTCGTCTTCGACAGCATCCCGCTGCTCGGCCACGAGGTCGGAAGCTGGGCAGTCTCCAAGCTGCCAGGATCCTACGCCGCCATGCAAGAAAACGTCATCCTCACCGTGTGCGGCGTTGCCGGCGCATCGGCGGTCAAGAAGATCTTCAGCCGATGAAACCGATCACCGATAGCACCCTCGTTGCCGAGGTCGCGAATGCCGGCATGCCCATCGTCATCAAGTTTGAGGCGAAGTGGTGTCAGCCATGCAAGGTGATGACCCCGATCCTCCTCGAAGTCGAGAAGCAGTTCGCCGGCCGTCTGGTCTTCTTCAGCGCCAACGTCGAGCACTGCCAGCTGATCACCCACCGGTACAAGATCAGCCAGATCCCCGGGCTGCTGGCGATCGAGAACGGCATCGTCACCGCGATCAAGACCGGCGCCATGCGAAAGCAGGAAGTGCTGAGCTGGATCAACATGGCGTTCCCGAGCCTGCGATCGACGTGAGCTTCGATCCAGAGGGGTTAGGTTTCGTGGTCAATCTGATCAACGAGACCATCACCTTCGATGGGGGTTACACGGTCAAGATCGCCGAGATGCTCGACTACCGCGGCGAATACACTGACGACCTGGAAGCGATCGAGTTCATCTCCTTCGTCAGCCCGCCGGACGGCCTCAGCATCAGCATCAGACTCGACCTGCTCGACAGGGACGAGGTCGTGCCCGTCCTTCATTGAATTTCCGAAGTATAGCCCGGGCCGGCCTCTGCCAACCCGCAAGCAAACCTTGCAGGTTCGACATGCTCCCGGGCTCAGTCCCAAGAGAAAAAAGAAAATGACTGACTTTCCCCCGCGTCGCCGAGGTCGGCCGACGAAGGAGGAGGCTGCCGCACGCGAAGCCGCTGCGAAGGATGCCTCCGAAAAGGATGCCGAGGATAGCGCGTTCCTTGACAAACTGCTTTCCGCACCCGTCGAACCGCGCAAGACCCTTCTGCAGCCCGAGGCCGACACGCTCCGGGCGCTGTCCGAAATTGGCAAGCTGTTCGGCACTCTGGATGAGGCCGCCGCCATTCTCGGCGTCAGCCGGCGCACCATGACGAACTTCCTCAATGAGTACGAGCTGGCCCGGGACGCCTGGGACGACGGCCTCATGCGAGCGAAGGTTTCGCTGCGCCGCAAGCAGATGGGTCTCGCTGACCGCAACGCACCGGCCGCCATCTTCCTCGGCAAGAACTACCTCGGCCAGAAGGACGAGCAGACCACCAACATGAACGTCAAGACGGAAGTCGCTCAGATGACCGAGGACCAGCTGATGGAGCTGGCTTCCCGCGCGCCCGCGACCATTCGTCAACCCCCGCGCAAAGACAAGGACAGCGTCCACTGACGCTCTTCTGATCCCCGTCAACATCACTCATTTAGGACACCAATAGCAATGCCCGTATACAAGTTCAGAAAAGGGAATTGGATTCTTGCCGGATCTTCTCGTCGAGGGAAATCCATTTCCCTTGCTCCTGCGGTCGGAGCATCGACAGACGGCAAGTCGTTCTCCGGCGCCGGCGTAAAGCCTGGCTCGACTGTCACCGTGCTTTCGAATGGGACGACGGCAGGTACCGCGACTGCCGACATCTATGGCAATTGGATCTTCACGTTTGGAGTGGCACCGGCTGCCGGCACGGTGATCGGTTGGGAGGGCGTCATTTCTTCTCAGAATGTCCAAGCTCCCGCCACTCCTCCAGCCCTCGGAACGCTCGCTCTGTCAGGCACCTCCTACATTGAGGGAGATGCTGCCGGAACCGTTATCGGCAACATCACGAACAAGACCGCTGGTTCGACGCTGACGATCTCGCCAAACAATGGGCGCGTGACGTTCAACGCTGGCCAGACGGCTTTGGTGGTTGGCATCTCCGCATCGAACCCCGGCTCGACCAACTATACCCTCACCGAAACTTTGGGAGCGGCGAACAATTCTCCGAAAACAAAGTCAGTGACGGTCACCGTCAACGTCTTGCTGCAGGCGCTCAATGCTCGGTTCGTAGCCGAGGGCGACAGCATCACCGCTGGATCGAACGGCCCGACCTGGATCTGGGCTTTCATCGCCCGGACGAAAGGTCGTTACTTCCTTCCCTACCAATACAACCAGGGGACCGGTGGTCAGACTGCCGCCCAAATGGCAACGCAGGTCGCGGCGATCACCGCGCTGTCGCCGAAAGTTGTTTCACTGCTCGCCGGCACCAACGATATCACCGGAACCAGCGACACTCCGGCTCAGATCTACGGCAACCTGAAAACTTGCTGGAAGGCCTACATCGATGGCGGAACCAAGCACGTCATCGCGATCAAGGTTCTGCCACGGAGCGATACCACCTGGAACGCGTTGTCGGCGGCTCGAAAGGCTGACCGCGGTACGTTGAACGGCTTGATCGCAAGCTACGCCACCGATCCGGAACTCGCATCCTATGCAAGCAGGATCCATGTCATTGATCTCGAAAGCACGATAGTGCCAGCGACAGACATGGGCGATCAGCTGCATCCGAACTGGTTGGGCGCCATCAAGCTCGGCAATGCCATCGGCGATGCGGCCAACACGCTGATGCAGCAGTTGGCGACTCTGAACGACCTGTATCTCGATAGCTCGAACCTTTTGATCGGCGCCGGCCGCAATCCGGCTCTGACTGGAACGACCGGGACCAAGTCTGGCACCACCGTGCCGACAGGCTCGGTCGCTGACACTTGGACGGCGAGCGAAAACGGCGCCATGACGGTTAACGCCGTCAAGACGACGCTGAACGGCGCGGCTGCCCAACAGCTCCAGGTCTCTGGCACGTCAAACCTGGCTGGCAGGATCGTCAACCTTCAGAACACGGCGACATATGCCGGCGTTGCCGGTGACCAGGTGGAAGCCTGCATCGACTTCACGCTCGCAGCCGGTCATGCCGGCATTCGCGCGATCAACCTGTCCTGCGACACCGCGCTGACGCCAAGCTCTACGGCAACAGTGTTGCTCGACGGAGCGGGCGCTCTCTCCGGGACGCTGCGTACGCCGATCACCGCGCCGCTCGCTGGTACGGATACGTCGACCAGCTTCCAGGCTTACCTGACCTTCAACGTCGGAGCGGTTGCTGCCGACATCACCTGGGGACGTCCTTACGTCCGCAAGGTTCCGAACGGTCAGTAACGAACGGAAACAAGACCCCTGACGGGATCGCGCAAGCGACCGCAACACTAAGTCCTGAACCGACAGGACGATCCGCTAGGCCAGCGGGCGTGGGGTCATCCTCTCATCAAGAAAGAAACCAATGAGTTCCATCTACCTCACCAGCCAGTCGCTGGACGTCGTCGGCGTCAAACAGGTCACCGTCTCCGACCTCGTGCTCGACACCAACTCCGGTGAATACGTCCGCAAGATCAAGGTCTACGGCGACCCGGTCGTCAACGGCGCCCCGACGTCCTTTGTCGAGATCGCGGTCCGCTCACCGGACAGGGCCAACCTGGAGATCCAGGCTCCCGGCTTCAAATTCTGATGTACGAATACAACGCAACGGTCGTTCGAGTTGTCGATGGAGACACGGTTCTCCTGGACGTCGATCTCGGCTTCTATATGTACGCCAGGATGTCCTGCAGGCTCGCCGGCATCAACGCCATAGAGCTTAACGCGGCTGGCGGGTCGCAAGCACGCGGCTATCTGGCATCGCTGCTCCCCGTGGGAGCAAAGGCGGTAGTCGCATCCGTCAAGCCGGACAAGTACGCAGGGAGGTTCGACGCCTTCCTGACCAGCAACGGCATAGCCATCAACAGCAAGATGGTCGAAGCCGGCTACGCAGTGATCTGGGACGGTAAGGGTACGCGGCCCATTCCGCCCTGGCCCATTCCGTAGCCTCATTTTCATCTGCGCCTATCCCCGAACGTAGCCGTACGCAACGCGATCGGGTGATGCGCCAGGCAGGGCCATGGCTCTTCCTGGGCTGGTCCTGCGGGTCCAGCCCTAAACCCTTCTCAGCACTCTGGTCGAGTTGTCGCTTCGGGGACATCAGCCGCAAGGCCTCGACTGGAGTCTAAACCTCCGGAAATCACTGTGAACCCGTACACCGACGTCTCCCCTGAGGAGGCAGCGGCCGAAATCCTGCGTCGTAGGAGGGGCCGCGAGCACCTCATCGATTTCACCGAGTACACGCTCCACAAATACTATGCCGACCCCTTCCACTACATGGTGGCGGAAGCGCTTGAGCGCGTCGAGCGAGGCGAAACCAAACGCCTCATGATCTTCGCGCCGCCGCGGCACGGCAAGAGTGAGCTGTCCACCCGGCGTTTCCCGGCCTGGTACATGGGGCGCAACCCCGACAGGAACGTCATCTCGGCGTCCTACAACGGCGACTTCGCCACCACCTTCGGTCGCGAAGTCCGCGGCATCGTCAAAAGCGACCAATACAAGCGGCTGTTCACCAGCGTCGGCATCAAGTCCGACAACCGTGCGGCTGACGAATGGGAGCTGGAGACCGGCGGCAAGTATTTCGCCGTGGGTGTCGGAACCGGCACGACCGGTAAGGGCGCCCATCTGTTTCTGATCGATGACCCGATCAAGGATCGGAAGGAAGTCAAATCCGCCGGCTTCCGTAACGACCAGTGGGATTGGTACCGCGACGTCGTCTACACCCGTCTCGAAGAGGACGCCGCAATCGTCCTCACGCTGACGCGGTGGCACTACGACGATCTCGCCGGCCGCCTCATCGACATGATGGACGATGGCAAGGGCATCCCCTGGGAGATCCTGGTGTTGCCCGCCATCCCCGAGGTCAAGTGGGCCACGGACGAAGACGGCATCAAGCGCATGATCCTCAACGAGGACGGCACGGTGCCGGGCGACCCGCTCGACCGAAAGCCAAAGGATCCTCTGGCTCCGAACCGGTTCTCGTACGAGTCGCTGATGGATCGTGCCGAGGTTCTCGGCGAGCGCTCCTTCTCCGCACTCTACCAGCAGCGGCCAATGGCCGACGACGGTGGGATGTTCCGAGCCGAGTGGTTCGAAGCGCCCTCCGAGATACCACCCCGCCGCGTCCGCGTGCGCGCGTGGGATTTGGCGGCATCTGCTGACGGCGACTGGACCGTCGGCGTGCTCATGTCGAAGGACCCTCAGGGCATCTTCTACATCGAGAACGTCATCCGTTTCCGCGGCACCCCGCTGGACGTCGAAAAGAAGATCTTCGAGACGGCCAGGAATGATGGCCGCTCGGTCACGATCGTTCTCCCCCAAGACCCGGGCCAGGCTGGCAAGAGCCAGGCTCAAAGCTTCATCCGCCGGCTCGCCGGCTACATCGTCAAGACATATCGCCCCACAGGCTCGAAAGAGACCCGCGCTGCCGCATTTGCTGCGCAGGCGGAAGGACGGAACGTGAAGATGGTGAAAGGCAGTTGGAATGACTGCTTCACCGATGAATTGGAGACATTTCCCCTCGGCGTCCATGACGACCAGGTGGATGCAGCCTCCGATGCCTTCAACGAACTCCTCGGTCCGCGCCGTGCGGTGATCCTTGACTGGTAACGTCAGGACTCCCAACCAAGATGGCTGATACCAAAGCCCAAGCCTACGTCCCGTCCCCTCAGTCGGGCAATCCCGCGGAACTGTCCTCGGCCGCGATCACCATGCAGCAGCGCACGCGCATGCTGCGGGCGGTCTATGGCGGCACCGAGCAGATGCGGAAGATGGAGAAGGAATTCCTTCCCCAGTACGAGAAGGAGGCGGATACCCGCTACACCGCTCGCCTCGCTTCCACGTTCGCTCTCAACAAGCTTAGGGAGGCCGTGGATGCGGCTTCCGCAAAACCCTTCCGCACGCTCATCAAACTGCAGAACACCGACCCTGACCTCGATCTGTGGATGCAGGACATCGATCTGCAGGGAAGTCACCTCCACATCTTCGCACATCAACTTTTCAACAACGCGATGCTCGACGGCATGTGCCATATGCTGGTCGACCACCCCGACACCTACAACCTGCCAAACCTGGCCGCTCAGAAGGCAGCCGGCGCCCGGCCGTTCATGAAGCTGTTCAAGGTGGACGATATCGCCGCGGCCTACGACCAATATGTCGGCGGCGACACCAAAACGGTCCACGTCCGCATCCGCAGCCAGCGCGCCGAGCGCGACGGCTTCAAGGAAGTGCTATGGAACCAGATGCGAGTCATCGAAATCGATCCCACCAAGACCACCGGCATCGTTCAGCTCTGGGAGCAGAAGTCGACGTCGGGCGGCAGCAACTGGGCCTTCATCGGTGAGACGCCACTGACCAACATGGCCGAGGTTCCGTTCGTCACGCTGTATGCCGGCGAAAAGGAAGCCGACTACCTGGCGCGGCCGGTGTTCATCGATTTCTCCTACAAGCAGATCGAGCACTGGATCTCCAGCTCGGATCAGCGTTCGATCCTTTCGGCCGCCCGCTTCCCCATGCTTGCGTGCTCCGGCGTCCAGATCGACCCGGAAGACGAAAAGCAGTTCGCGATCGGCCCGTACAAGGTGCTCTACGCGCCCGAGGCCAATGGCCGCTGGTACTACGTCGAGCCCCGCGGCACGGCGATCGAGTCCGGCGCCAAGGATCTGAACACGCTCGAAATGCAGATGGACATGATGGCGCTCAACCCGGTGACGGGCACGCACCGTCAGTACGTTCCGCAAAACGAGCGAGACATCCAGGAGACGCGCGTCCACTCGGTGGTCCACGACATGGCTATCAACTGTCAGGACGCCGTCGAAAAGGCTGTCCGCTTCATGGGCACCTGGGCCAACAAGGATTACTCCAAGGTCAACGCGATCCTGAACACCGAGTTTTCCAACACCAAGGACCGGCTCGAAGAGGTCAAGCAGCTCGTCTCGATGTACGAGAAGCGCGGCCTGACGCGGGAGACCCTGCTGAGGGAAGTCTACAATCGAAGCCTGCTCGGCGACGACTTCAACCTGGCGGACGAGACCGCGGCCCTGGCTGCGATCGACGCCGCGCTCGCCAACGCCGCGCTGACGCCGACCGCCCCCGCCACCAAACCGCCGGCAGACAAACCGCCGGTGGATCCTGCCGCGAAGCCACCCTTGGCCGACTTCCCGCCTGGACAAACACGCCCGCTGCGTCAAATCTAATTGACGCGCTTGAATGCAAGTGTTAGCAGTCCGGCGCTATGGCAGATAACCGACTGACGCTGACGATCGAAGAGTACCGCTGCGACCCCTGCTCAGTGAAGCAGGGTACGGTCGTGCGAGAACTCATTCGAATGATCCCGGCGTCAGTCGTCATGATGGGGAAGTTGGTGGGGGACGAGTTCTTCTGCTGCCCGATCTGCTTCGAGCCGAAGTTCGAAGTGAAGGGCAGGAGGCCCGTGAAACGTGAAAAAGATCAATTGGGAGAAGTGGTTAGGCATTCCGGAGGAGGGGCAAAGTTCGTCACCACCGCCGGTCCAGTCCTGGTCAAGTCCTGAACCGACCGCTCCCGCCGCGCCACCCACCCCGATGGATCGGATCGCCTCCAATACCGACTTCCTCCGGCGGATGACGCTGGTCGACGCCTTTGCGCCGATCCTCGCCATGGGCATCCTCTACATCCTGATTCGGCTCTACATCTTTCCGTCTTAATTTGCACTCCGTTTGCGCCCCTGCAAAAATTGCCCTTGACAAAGGGGCGGTACTGTGGTTTAGCTTTTGCTTGAATGCAAAAGGAGCGACCGTGAAGCTGTTTGAGAGCAAACGCCTGGTTCAAGCCTTTCGAATGCCCCTCTGGGGAAAAGCTTCCGACGAAGTCGCACCAAAGTGGCTCATCACCCGCCTGCAATCAGGCGATCTCGTGATCAACAGCCTTGGTGGCGTCACAATGACAAATCGATGGGGTCATCAGCAGTGTGCAGCTGGCGACACCGTCCTACTCACGGACCGAGACACTATCGAGTTCGCAACTCCTGAAGAGTTCGCGCAGCTTGAAGAGGTCTCGGTCGATCAGCTGCTACGCGCTGCGTAGCATCCCGTAAGCCGCGGCATCAGCCGCCTTCGCTGCGGGACGAGGAGCCCTAAGGGGCGGTTAGGTCTGCAACCTCGCTAAAGAAGAGCAGACGGGCTCGCCGGTTACATAAGCCCTCACTAGGATCCGGCTCTAATTTCCCACCCAGCCCGCCCGGTTCGCCGCGGCGGGCTTTTTGTTCTCAGTCAACTAGCCCCGCCCGGTTCGCCAGGCGGGGCTTTTTTTCGACAGCCTTTGCCGGGCTCGCAATTCGGCGAACCAATCGAGATCGCGCTCCTGGCTCCACCAGTTGAGTGCGATTTCGACGGTCTCAGTTCGCATCCCGCACAAGACGAACAGAGATTGAAAGAGCGCGCCGCACGCCCGCGCCACCGTCGAACCAATAGCCAGTCGATCAACGAGCGCCGGGACGGCCTCCAAGATCTGACCGGCAAACGAATTCCCCGGTCCTCGGGGATTTCACCGGACCTACGGCGGGAAGCCATGGGTCCTTTTTCACGAGGGGCGGGACGCCCCGCATTATCCGGGATGGATATGCTTAAAGCAGTCGTAACTGATCTCACCACCGTCGATGAAGCTCATCGGGCCTTTTATGTGAAGAATGACAAGGACGGGAAGTTCTATGTCAACATCACGCCCACCGATGGCTACGAACTCGACAACGTCTCTGGTCTGAAGACCGCACTGGGCGCCGAACGTAACAACGTTGCCGTCCTGCGCGAGCAGATCAAGCCGTACGAAGGCCTCGACGTCGCCGCGGCTCGCACCGCGATCGAACGTGTGGCCGCATTCGGGGACATCACCCCGGACGCCGCCAAGACGGCCATCGAAACTGCTGCACGACTGACAGCATTCGATCCCGCGAAAGAGGCTGACAAGATCGCCAACGAAAAGCTTGAGACCCAGAAGGCTCAGCTCTCCGCCCAGTTCACGCTGCGCGAGACCGAGCTGATGTCGAAGGTCACCGGCCAGACCACGGCGGTTACCAGCCTCACGGGGCAACTCGAGACTTTGGTTCGCGACAACGCGATCAAGTCCGAGCTTGCAAAACTCAACCCACTGGACGATGCGCGGGATGCCATCGAACTTCTGGCGGGCAAGATGGTCCGCACCAAAATGGTCGACGGGAAAGTCACGGTCGAGGTTCTCGACACGAACAACAACCCGCGGATCAAGGACCACCAGGGCACCCCATTCAGCATCGCAGACCTCCTCACGGAAGTTCGCGAGACTCGGCCCGGACTCTTCAAGCCGGACGACAAGCGTGGATTGGGCACGCAGCCGGGCAACCAGCCTCCGGTAGCCGCAGGGGTCGTGAACCCTTGGGCGAAGGAAACCCGGAACATGACCCAGCAGGGTCTCCTCGAAAACACCAAACCCGAATTGGCTAAGCAGCTCAAGGCAGCCGCAGGCGTCACGGACTAATCATCCTGGACTCCATCGAGCATTCGCGGAGGTTCGCCTCCGCGTTTGCTTGAATGCAAACGCCCCACGCCCGCCGACGCCAGTCACAAACACGAGAAGTGAGCAATGACTGAGACCCGTCTCGCGGACATGATTGTCCCGACCAAGTTCAACAAATACGTCCAGACCCTTTCGACTGAGAAGTCGAAGCTGTTCGAGTCCGGCATCATCACCAACCTGACCAGCGTCATCGATGCCGAGATCGAAGGCAAGACGGTCAACATGCCGTTCTTCAACGACCTCGATGCGGAGGACGCCGAGCAGGTGCTCGACGACACGACCGACCTGACCGTTGGCAAGATGACGACCGGCCAAGACGTGGCCGTGAAGATGCTGCGCGGCAAAGCGTTCGGCACCTCGGATCTCGCGGCCGACCTGGCCGGCGCCGACCCGATCGACGCGATTGCCAACCGTTTCGCCGACTGGTGGAACAAGCGCATGCAGCGTGCGATGCTGTCGACCCTCGCGGGCTCGATGGGCGCGGCGAACATGGCCGCCAACACCAACGACATCTCCGCGCTGACCGCCGGCGCGCAGTACTTCGACGCGGATGCCTTCATCGACTCGGCGTTCTTGCTGGGCGACGAGCAGGGTGGTCTGACCGGCGTTGCCGTTCACTCGCTCACTCTGAAGGCGATGGTGAAGGCCGATCTGATCGACTTCATGCCCGACAGCGAAGGCAAGCTGACCATCCCGACCTACCTGGGCAAGACCGTCCTGGTCGACGATAGCATGCCGGTTTCCGGCGCTGGCGCCACCAAGATCTTCACCACCTACATCTTTGGCCAGGGCGCCATCGGTTACGGCGAACGTTCGCCGAAGGTGCCGGTGGAAGTCGAGCGCCAGGCTTTGAAGGGCATGGGCCAGGAATACATCGTCAACCGACGCCAGTGGGTCATGCATCCCCGCGGCATCAAGTGGCTGGGCGGCACCCAGGTCGGCGTGACGCCGTCCAACGCCGAACTCGCCATGCCCGCCAACTGGACCCGCGTGTACGATCAGAAGCTGATCCGCATCGTGGCGTTCAAGCACATGCTGGCCGCCTAATCGTCTGACCCCAGACGATAGGTTCTGAAAAAGCAGGCCCCACCGGGAGAGATACCTGGTGGGGCTTTGTTTTTCGATGGAGAATTCAATGTTCGGAAATAAGGGCTATCGCGCCCGCGAAGCCGCAGCCAAGCTGCGCAACACCCGCAAGCTGGTGACCGATGAGGTCCGCGCTGCCCGGGCGAATGTCCTGCCGGACAATGTCGGCGATCAGCCTGAAGCTGAAGTCGAAGTGCCGGTGACGGACGAAACCAATTCCACCCCGACCGAAGCCGAAGTCGCCGAGAAGGAAGTCGCCGAGAAGGCCTCTGCCGAGAAGGCTGCTGCTGCTGAACTGGCCGCCGCCGAGAAGGCTGAGAAGGCCGAGAAGGTCGCTGCCGACAAGGCCGCCAAGGTCGCTTCCGACAAGGCGAAGGCCAAGAAGAAGGACAAGTAATCATGGGCTATGCGAGTAAGGCGGACATCGACCAGCTCTACGGCGAAGATCTCCTCATTCGCATCGCGGATTACAACCGAGACGGCACTCCGGACGACGAAGTCGTGGCCCGGGGCCTTCTGGCCGCCGACGAGATCTGCAACGCCTATCTCTCTGCTCAATACTCGGTGCCGGTGCTCCCGACGCCGGGTGTTGTGCGTACCTGTGCGATCGACATCGCGGTCTACAAGATCGCACTCGGTCGCGGCGGGCGCACTGACGAAATGCGGGTTCGCTACGAGGATGCCCTGGCGCTCCTCGAAAAGATCTCCGCCGGCAAGGTTGGCCTCGGCCTCCCCCCCGTCACGGAGACGGATGCCGCCGGCAAGGTAGTCATTGTTGACCCGAACGTTCGCCGTAGCGGAGGTTCGTTCGACTGCGGGCGGGCGTAATGCCCAGTCTCAGCGTCAGGCTCGACCAGGCAGCTTTCGCCAAGCTGAACAAACGTCTGCACGAAGTTCTGCAGCACTCGCTCAATCTCGAGCCGGTCATGCAGCAGGCCGCGCTGTATATGAAGAACTCGACGGTCAACCGCATCGAGCGAACGAAGAAGAGTCCGGCCGGCGAACGATGGGAAGCGCTGTCGGACGTTACCATCCAGCTCAAGGGACATGCCCAGCCGCTGTTCGCGTCAGGAGAGTTGTCGAGAGGCATCGATATCCAAGACGTCAGCAACGACGGCTTCATGATCATCTCCAGTGCGCCGCACTCGTCCTACATGCAGAAGGGCGTCAAGAAGGTGAAGGGCGCATTCAAGTCGAAGCGTCCCAGTCCACAGGTTCCAGCCCGACCTTTCATGGGCTTCTCGGACGAGAACGTCCGCCGGATCAGCAAGATGCTCCGTGATCACATAACAAAGGGAGGCGGCTCATGAGCAAGATCGTCGTCTTCCGGAACAACATCATCGACGCCGTCAAGGGGCTTTTCCCCGAGATGGACGTCGAATGGTACGACGGCCTGTTCGACGAGCACGACATTGCAGACTGGACGCTCAAGACTCCGTGCGCCCGTGTCGCGATCATGAACGTGCCGACCGAGCACACTGCGACGATGGAAATGAACGCCAACCTTCGGGTGGTGGTCGTCATCGTCGACGAGAACAAACACGTCAGCCGCGACGGTGACGCCCGCGCCTGGGAGTATGTCGAGAAGCTCGCTGTCTACGCGAACCTCAACAAATTCGGCAACCCCGACGCCGCGCCGGCCAGCAAAGTCAGGTTCAGGCGTATCAGCCAGCCGGTGCTTCGACGTGAAGGCGTGTCGGTTGGCGTGGTCGAATGGGAAAGCGATCTCATGATCGGACGCAATCGCGTCCTGGAACGTGACTTCGTCTACCACAACGGCGTGATGATAACCCAGGTGCCGCAGAGCAACGTCGTTGCCCGCGGTCGTGTTCACAACGCCACCGGCCTGACCCGTGACGAAGAATCGGAAGTTACACCAGAGGTCAATTGATGAAAGCGCTTCACGCGATGGAACGGCGCCTGCAGGATCTGCAGCGCAAGTTCGAGAACAAGGAGCGTCTCGGCAAGATCGTCGACGTCAAGTTCGAAAACCAACGCTGGTTCGTCAAGATGAACGACGGCGAAGATCAGGGTGCGAGCGGCGGCGGTGGCGGAGGTGGCGGCGACAGCGGCCGAACCTTCAAGAGCGACTGGCAGCCGTGGAAGAGCTTCTCGCACGGCACGATCAAGATGTCCGTCCCGCCGAAGAAAGGCCAGCAGGTCTTGATGCGGTCGGTCGGCGGACAACCCGAACTA